ACCGTGCTTGAGGCCCTGCGCCGCCAGGTGCTGGAGGTGTCCTCATGACCCTCTCCATCCTCGCCGGCCTGCTGCAGATCCTCTGCGTTGAGGCCGTGGTGGGCGCCTGCGTGCTGGCCACGTCGCTTTGGTGGGCTGCCTGCCAGCGGCTCAACCGGGAGGGGGAGTGATGTTCCCACCCCTGAATGAGCAGCGCTGCAGCGGCTGCCGATATTTCTTCCCCGATCAGCACGACCTAGGCCAGTGCCGCCGCAACCCGCCGCAGATCGGCCCACGCGGTGGGCAGTGGCCCACCGTTGCCGCTGATGACTGGTGTGGGGAGTGGGTGGCTAGGGAGGGGAGGCCATGACCCTCTGCATCCTCGCCGGCATGGTCGAGATCATCGCCGTGCTGGCCATTGTCGGCACCGCCACCCTCGCCACGTCGCTGTGGTGGGCGCTGTGTGAGCGGTTGGTGGGGGAGGTGGAGGTGTGAGCGCTACCATCCAGCGTTACCGCGAGTTCATCGCATCCAAGGGCACTGCTGCCCAGTCCTACGGATTCCAGCCGCAGGGCCAATGGGACCTGTTCCCTCATCAGCAGGCCACCCTGCAATTCGCCTGCGAGAAAGGCCGATCGGCTGCCTTCCTCGATACCGGCCTAGGCAAGTCCCGCGTAGAGGCCGCGGCTGCGGCTGAGTTCGCCACCGCGACTGGCCGCCCGTCGCTGATCCTGACCCCGCTGGCGGTAGCGCGTCAGATGGTGCGGGAGTGCGCAGCGGTCGGGATTGATGCCCGCATTGTGCGGGAGCAGTCGGACGTAGGGCCAGGCGTGAACATCGCCAACTACGAACGGCTGCCAAAGCTCGACTGCGCCGTGTTCGGCGGCGTGGTTCTCGACGAATCCAGCATCCTCAAGTCCTTCACCGGCCCCACCAAGCGGATGCTGTGCGAGGCATTCAGCGAGACGCCCTATCGGCTTGCGGCCACTGCTACGCCAGCGCCGAATGATCACATGGAGCTGGGCAACCACTCCGAATTCCTCGGCCACCTGGGCAGCATGGAGATGCTCTGCCGCTGGTTCATCAATGACACCAGCACCGCCAGCCAGGATTGGCGACTGAAGGGCCACGCTCAGGCCGACTTCTGGCGCTGGGTCAGCAGCTGGAGCAGGACCGCCACCCTGCCGTCTGACCTGGGAGGAGATGACGCTGGATTCATCCTGCCGCCGTTGAACTACGAGCTGCACACCATCGCAGCAGACATCACCCAGGACGTGCCGGACGGGATGCTGTTCAGGATCCCCGATGGCAGCGCTACCACCATCCACCGCGAAAAACGGCTCACGATGGAGGATCGCGTAGCACGTGCTGCTGAGCTGGCCAACAGCACCGCAGATCCAGTGATCGTGTGGTGTGAGACCAACGACGAATCATCGGCGCTGGCTGCATCCATCCCCGACGCGATCGAGGTGCACGGCTCCATGAGCATTGATGAGAAGGTGGCCGCGTTGGATGCGTTCACGTTTGGTGAGCGCCGGGTGATCGTGAGCAAGCCGAAGCTCGCCGGCCTGGGTCTGAACTGGCAGCACGCCAACACCGTGATTTTTGCCAGCGTCAGCCACAGCTACGAACAGCACTACCAGGCCGTGCGCCGTGCGTGGCGATTCGGGCAGACCAAGCCCGTCACCTGTCACGTGATCATCAGCGACACGGAAACGAGTATCTGGAACAACGTACAACGCAAGGCAGCGGATCACGCTCGCATGAAGCGTGCAATGGCCGAAGCGATGAACGGGTACCAGCAGCAAGCAATGAAGCGAGCATATACACGCACCGCGAAAGTATCACTCCCCGCATTCCTTCAATGAAACCAGATTACCAAGGCGACAACTGGGCCGTCTATGTGGCCGACTGCATCGAAGTGATGAATGGCATGCCCGAAGGCATCGTCGATTTGGCCGTATTCTCCCCGCCGTTTTCTGATCTGTTCGTCTACAGCGACAGCGAGCGCGACATGGGCAACTGCGGCAGCCATGCTGAGTTCATGGAGCACTACGCCTATTTCAGCCGCGCCCTGTATCGGGTGCTCAAGCCAGGCCGTGTCGTTTGCGTTCACTGCTCCGACCTGCCAGCTCGCAAAAGCAAGGATGGATTCATCGGCTTGCATGATTTCGGCGGTGATCTGATCCGCGCCCACCAGGACGCCGGGTGGGTGTATCACGCACGCTGCACCATCTGGAAAGATCCAGTGATCGAGATGCAGCGGACTAAGGCGTTGGGTCTGCTCTACAAGCAACTCAAGAAAGACAGCAGCCGCAGCAGGGTGGGGATGCCGGATTACATGCTGTTCTTCCGCAAGGATGAGCCAAACCCTGACCCGATCACGCACGATCCCGAGGAACTGCCGGTAAGCATGTGGCAGGAACTGGCCAGCCCAGTGTGGATGCGCGTCAACCAGACCAACGTGCTCAACGGCAGGCAGGCCCGTGGCGATCAGGACGAGCGGCACATCTGCCCGCTACAGCTCGACACCATCGAACGATGCATCACCCTCTACAGCAACCCTGGAGACGTGGTGCTGGACCCGTTCAACGGCATCGGCAGCACCGGCTATCAGGCCGTGAAGATGGGCCGCAAGTACGTCGGCATCGAGCTCAAGCCGGAGTACGCCCGCCAGGCTGCCAAGTTTCTGGAGCAGGCCGAGGGCAGCGCTGCATCCCTCTTTGACCTGGAGACCGCCTAATGGAAACCCGCCGCCTAACCCTCATCCTCACCCTCCCCGAGGTCGAGGCCCTCCGCCGCCAGCTCCGCCCTGGCGAGGGGATGAACGATCTGCTCCGGCGGATCGTGAACGACCGCATCCACAACCCCACCCCGCAATGATCACCCTCACCACCCCCACCCAGCAGGCCCTGGCCCGGATCGCCACCGCGCCTGTCACCAGTGAGCAGGCCCGGCGCCCACCAACACCCTCCACCCGGTTATCCCTGGCCGCCTGCCCCATGCCGGCCCGGTGCTCTAAGCCCTGCGAGACATGCTCTGGTGTCGCCCGCAGCGTCGCTGCTGAGCTGGGGCAGGTGTTGCGCGAGAGACACGGCGGGTCCAGTTCGGTGGCGGACTGGTTGGATGGGATGCAGCCATGATGGTCAACATCGACTCTGATTCAGCAGTAACACTCATCGCCATGGTGATCATCGTGGCGGTTTATCTCAGGAGGTCTTCACGATGAGCACTGATTACCGCGCGTTGTGTGCCGAGCTAATTGAAGATGTCTGTTATCTGATTGACTGCGTTGATCATGACTGCTGCGATCCCGTCGCCCTGATGGAGTGCCGCGAGCATCTATCGCAGACCCGCACCGCCCTGGCCCAGCCCGAGCCGGAGGGTCCGACGGAGCGAATCGCATCCATTGCAACGGCGGTTCGAGAGTGCGCTTTCGGCTGGGAACCTACTGCGCGACTGATCGGCAATGTCTGCGCCGAAGATGTTGCCGATCTATGTGGCGCCGTCCTCGCCCGCTGGGGCCGCCCCGCCATCGAGCCGGTGCCCGTGGCTGAGCGGCCATGGGAGCGCGAGGGGTGGCGTGATCCTGATGGCGAATGCTGGTGGTGCCCACCAGACGGCCCGCCCTACTGGCAGATGGCCAACCCAGCAATGGTCTACGGAGGCTGGCTGCTCCCCCACCACGCCCTACCACTACCCACCCCAACGTTATGACTCGCTGCATCGTCATCGGGTGGGACGCCCACCACAACTGCATCGGCCGGGCCCATCTGATCGCCCGTGCCGCCGCGCTGGCATTCTCTGAGGTCCAGCTGATCGCCTTCGGGTTCTCCCACCTAGGCCGTGAGCTGTGGACGCCACTGCGAGGTGAGCCGATCACCGTCATCCCTGAGCCTAAAACCGTCGCGGCGCTGATTGATCGCTGCCGCCGCGTCGCCGCGGCCACCGATGCAGACGTGGTGATCTGCTGCAAAGCCCGGCTGCCGTCAGTGCTGCTGGGCATTGCCATTGCTGAGCGCAACGGCGCCCGGCTGATCGTTGACATCGATGATCACGAGCTGGCGTTCATTGATCCGAACGATGCCCCGCTCTCGCCGCTGGCGCTGCAGCAGCAGTTCCCCGAGCGGCTCGGCGAGGCCCCCTACTCGCCGTTCTGGACGCTGGCGGCACAGCAGCTCACCAAGGCCGCTGATCACGTCATCACCTGCAACTCCGAGCTGCAGGCATTGCACGGCGGGGAGATCATCGCCCACCTGCGCGACCTGGAGGCGTTTCAATCGCCGCAGGCTGATCCGCCCGCTGAGCTGCTGGAGATCCGCCGCCGCTGCACCCCGTTGGTGATGTTCCTAGGCACGCCGCAGCGGCACAAGGGCCTCGACGTGATCGCCCAGGCCGTGGCCCGGGTGCCAGGTGCTGGCGCGGCATTCATCGGCCGCATTCCCGACCGAGGAATCATCAGCGACATCACCCGCGCAGCTGGCGATCAGGCCGCAATGATCGACAGCGTGGCATTCGCGGCTATGCCCGCCTGCCTCGCGCTGGCTGATGCGGCGGTGCTGCTGCAGGATCAGTCCCGCGAGGCCAGCCGGTATCAGCTGCCGGCCAAGGCCTGCGACGCGCTGACGGCCGGCATCAGGCTGATCGCCACACCTACCCCGCCGCTGCAGATGCTGGCGGACTGGGGGTTTCGGGGGATTTCGTTTGTGGAGTCGCCCGCTGAACTGCCCGACGCGATCCGCCAGTTGCAGCCACTGAGCGCTTCCGATCGGGAGGTGAATCAGCGCCTCGCGCACCAGCACCTGTCCTATGCCTCTGGAGCTACCACCATGCGCCACCTCCTGTCCCAGCCCAGCCGCCGGGCGATCAGTTACGCCGCCAGATCATTGATCGGGCTGCCTGAGCCTGGTCGGCGGATTATCCTGATGCTCTGGAAGCAGAACGACGCTGGAGTGTTTGGCAGGCGGGTGGACATGGTGGCGAAATATTTGGCCAGCCGCGATGACGTGGACCAAGTGCTGTTGGTGGAGAAACCGCTTAGCACGCTGGACCTGCGCAAGCTGGAGCAAAGCCAGAACCGTCACCACAGGCTGTTGCACCGCTACGCGCAGCGCAAAAAGATCGGGCTGCTGGACAAAGGCAAGCTGGCCATCAGAACGCCGGTGATGCCTGCAGGGCTCAGCGTGGCTGAACAGGGCGACTTCATTGAGCGGTACTGCCAAGGGCTGGTGGAGCAGGCCCTGGCGCGTTTCCCCGGCGCCAGGGTGGGGCTCTGGATTTACCCGTACTATCGCCACGCCGAGCGGATCGCCGCAGCACTGCCCACGGACTACGTGATCGCCGACGTGGTAGACGATCACAGGGCATGGCCCAACACATCCGCCGAGCGGAAGACAGAGCTCACGGAGCACTACCGCGCCATCCTGGATCTGGCCGACATGGGCCTTTACAACTGCCGGCACACGCTGCAGAGCATCGGCAGACTCAGCCCCACGAGAGCGCAGGTGGTGGCCAATGGCGTGGATTTCACCGGCGCACCGGATGCGGCAGAGGTGGCTGACCTGCGGGAGCAGTTAGTAGCGCCCGGCAATTTCCGGGGGATCATCGGCTATGCCGGAAACCTGGAGTCGAAACTGGACTGGCCGTTGGTGGAACACGTGGCAGCCAAAAACCCTGACGACCTGGTGCTGCTGATCGGCAGCACGCACGTGGCCACCCAGCTGCCACAGCGGCGGAACATTCGCTACGTGGGCCCGGTGCCCTATGACGAGCTGCGCGCCTACCTGGCGACGTTTGACGTGGCGATTATCCCGCACCTGAAAACGAATCTCACGGCGGCGATGAACCCGCTGAAATGCTGGGTGTACGCCACGCTGGGGATTCCGATCATCAGCACCGACATTCCCAACCTGCCGGAGGATCTGCCGCAGCTGAAAATCACGCGCAGTCAGGGCGGGTTTACGAAGAACGTCCGCAAGGCGCTGAATTCGTTGGACGTGATGAGCGCCGAAGAGATCGTCGAGATCATCCGCCGGCACAGCTGGGCCAGTCGCCTGGAGTCGGTGGTGGACTGGTTCCACTACTGACCGGGGGTGCGGAACCGGAACCGCTGCGGTATGATTCCACCACGGGCACAGGCCCGCCACTCGCCATTGCTTGCCATGACCACGATTTTCTGCACCTTCTTGGTGCTGCTGTTATTGCCCGC